GAGTAAATGTATCGGTATTAGTATTAAGAGGCGATAATGTATTTGCACTAATATCATATACTTGTACTGTATCACCGTCATAAAGAGTTGTTGGAATATTTGTAATAGTATACGTACCATCATAGTTATTAACGTTATTCAATGATGTATCATAATGTTTCATAATATATTCGGATGTAGTGTTAGTATATGCTTCATTTCCATCATATACAGATACATTATAACTGAGATCAATAGTAGGATCAAATATAAGAGTATTCATACATAAATCATATATAGTTTCACCATCGTAATATTTTATCTTATGTGTACCATAAGCGGTATGGGGATTTGTAACAGTATAAGTACCACCATAGTTATTGGCAATAGTAATCTTAATATCTTCATAATATTTTGTAATAATATTAGATGTAGTATGACCATATGGAATATCATCATTTCTAAAAACAGATACATTATAACTAATATCTACAGTAGGTGTAAATGTATAAGTGTTCATACTTAAATCAAATAATGTATTATTACTAAGATCTTGATATTTAATAGTATCTCCATTATATAATGAAGGAATATTTGTAACAGTAAATGTACCATCATAGTTATTAGTGATATTCAATGATGTATCATAATGCTCAACAATATTATCGGATGTAATATTAGTATATTCATTATCTCCTCTATAAATAGATACATTATAACTAGCATCAATATCAGATGCAGTAAATTCATTATTAGAAATTTCTGTTCGTATTCCTGTTTCGAGATTATGATATTTAATAACATCATCATTATACAATGTAGGAACATTTGCTACGCTATATGTACCATCCAAGTTATTAGAAATATCAAGTTGTTCACTATAATATTCTGTGATAATATTAGATGTAATGTTGGTAAATGGACCATCTTCTGAATTATAAATAGATACATTATAACTAATATCTACGATAGGTGTAAATTTTTTCGTTTCCAAATTTAATAGTGTTAATGTTGAATTGGAAAGATCTTGAATTTTAATTACATCACCATTAAATAAATCGGGAACATTTGCTACACTATATGTACCATCATAGTTATTAGTGATATTCAATGATGTATCATAATGTTTCTTAATTTCTACAGATGTAATATTAGTATATTCATTATCTCCTCTATAAATAGATACATTATAACTAGCATCAATATCAGATATCTCAAATTCATTGTTGCAAATATCAGTTACTGACAAATCAGTTAGATTACGAAGTTTAATAACATCATCATTATACAATGTAGGAACATTTGCTACGCTATATGTACCATCATAGTTATTAGAAATATCAAGTTGTTCACTGTAACGTTCAATAATAACACTGGAAGTAATATTGGTATATTCGTCGTTACCGGAACTATAAATAGACACATTATAACTGCTATCAACATCAGGTGTAAATATATTATTATCACTGAGATCATATAGAGATACATCAGTTAGATTATTAATTTTAATAACATCATTATTATACAATGTAGGAAGATTTGCTACGCTATATGTACCATCATAGTTATTAGAAATATCAAGTTGTTCATCATAATATTTAACAATAACATTAGATGTTGTATTACTATAAGAAATATCATCAATAGTATAAATAATTGTACTATAACTAATATCTAAACTTGGTGGTGTAAATTCATTATTACTACTATCATATTCTAATAATGTATCATCGGTAGAATTTTGAATTTTAATTAAATCACCATTAGATAAATTAGGAATATTGTTAATACTATATGTACCATCAAACTTATTAATCATATTAAGAGATTCATCATATTGATAAACAAAAAGTATATCACTTCTAGTATCAATATATTCATTGTCTGAAATATCAGTAACATATGCGTAATAGTCATGACTATCACTACCTGTAAATGTAAATGTATCTATATCTAAATCTTGTGCAGTATTATCACTGATATCAAATACAACGATTTTATCGGTACCATAAATAGTATATGTATCAATAGTATATGTAGCATTATAGTTATTGGAAATTTGAAGTTGTTCAGTATATGATCTAGTAATGGTATTATTTATTATCTGAGATGACCATGAATTACCTCCTTGAGGTCTCCAGCGAATTCGTACAGAATAATCACTATCATCAATAATATTATAAGCATGACCATTATATGTTACGGTAAATGTAATAGTTTCTCCACTAGCATCAATAACATTAAAATTATTAACAGATGTATCTAGTGTCAAAAATCCGCTAGTATCGGTAGTGACAGTAACCTCATCACCACTAACATCAACAATATCAGCGGTAACTTCAAGATATTTACCCCATACTAAAATATCATTATCACAAATATCGGCAGCAGCATATGATAAGCTGATAGTATTAGTATGCGCTGTTGCATGATTATCAGAACTAATTTCAGTCAATACATCTATAGAACCAACATTATCACTAATATCAATAACTGGATGGGAAAATTGAGGCATAACAATAACACGAACAGCCTGGTTTTGTACAAATGATGCTGGATATGGGTTTCCGCTAGCATCAGTAGATACCATATCACTAAAAGTCATAATGGAATTCCATGAACCAGATTTTAATCCAGATGTTTCAGGAACAACCATATTAACACTAACATCATGAGTGCCAAAATTAAAACCACTAGTATCATCCATCATATTAGCAAAATATACAGATGGTCTAGGAAAAGTAGTTTTATAAACTTCATTCTGACTAAAGTCAGTAGTAAAACTAATAAGTGCATCTGTAGTTAATGCTTTGACAGTAAGAGGTAAATTAATATCTTGTTCACCAACATATATTGTTGGTACGACCGGGGTACTAATACCAGCACGTGTGAATACAACATTTAACAAACTTGATTCACTAGTATCAGCTACAGTTAAATATTCAAGACTGGTACTTAATCTTACATCATAAGTTTCCGTGACAACATCACTGATATCACCAAGTGCAAATAATGACAGATCAAAAATTAAATCATTATTTTCAAAACTGTCACCAATAGTAAGTAAATTATTATTAGTACAAATATCAATATTCATTGATAGATCATTTGTAGCATCCGTTAATGTATGAGCTTGATAATTATTCTTGTATGATGTATAAAATCTATCACTATCAATATTTTCATTATCATTATATAGGGAATCTAAAAGATTAAGATGAGCTGTAGCCTTAAAAAATGAACCACTATCATGTGTTAACGTAACTGCACCATCGGGTGTTACGAGAAAGATACGTTCATTTAGAGATGCATCAATAACGTCAGTTCCATTATCATACCAAAAGAATGATAATGAAACATCAGTGATGGGGGTTGCTGTAAGATCATCTTGTAATTGTGACATTATATAATAATAATACAGATATTAAATAAAATTTACGGTAAAAAAATACAATTAAAATAATTTTATAATAAAAATTAATAAATAAAAAAGCAAAAAATTATTCAACCGTTACTACTTTAGCCAAATTTCTGGGGTAATCAGGATTATTATTTTTTTTTAATGCAATCTTGTATGACAATAATTGAAAATATATGTTGGCTAAAATACCAGAGAACGTATTATTGTTATCAACTTTCAAGTCACCATCCACAGACGAACTTATTAATATTGTTTTCGCACCTCTGCACTGTACTTCATTAAGTGCATTCATGTTTTTATCATGATGTATATGATCTGTGTCAATAATTATTATTGGTAAGTTGGGAACAATGAGTGCAAATGGACCATGCTTTAGAGCAGAAGAACTATAACCTTCGCTATGAATATATGCAATTTCTTTCATCTTTAAAGATCCTTCTTTCGCTATAGCTTCATTTGATCCTTTGCCCAAGATGAAACACGATTGATTTTTAAAATGTTCCACAATGTTATCAACATCATCACTATGACTTAATACATTTTCAATTTGCGAAGATAACATTCTAATATCATGAATCATATTAATACGTTTTTCTTTATGAATGTCTTTTTTCTGTGTGAACCATATTGCTAACAATGTTAATACCACACATTGACTTGTAAATGATTTTGTAGATGCTACAGCTAATTCGGGTCCCGCATTCAAATATATTCCACATGTTGTTTCACGAGCTATAAATGAATCGACTCCATTCACTATACCAATAGTAATTATTGATTTACTTTTTGCAATATCTAAACATCTTATTAAATCTCTTGTTTCGCCAGATTGTGACAAGAATACAAATGCATTTTTTCCTTCGCAAATATCATTAACATTAAATTCGGCACCATCATAAATAGATACAGTTTTAAATATTTCTAATGATTTGAACATATTTATACACCATAAACCGGCATAATATGATGTTCCGCAACCTAAGATTACTAAATGTTCTATGTCATTTAATATAGTGCTACAATGTTCTAAACCTCCCAACATAACGGTTGATTCGCTGTTTATTCTACCTCCATTATTAAATGCATTATTAACATGTTGCGGTTGTGTAAATATTTCTTTCTCCATCCAATATTTATATGGTTCTGGAGATAATGCAATATCCATATGTGCTTTAGACATAATTTTATGTTGACAAATTGTTTTATCATAACTTATCTGTCCATCAATAAAACTAATTTCCATTAAATCATTATTATCTAGAGGTATGAACTTATTAATATAATTACTAAATGCTGTTTGTTCTGATACTACCATTGCAAAATTATCATCGAGACCCAAGAGTAATGGTGATCCATTTCTAGTTATCCACATTTTATTTGGCATATCACTGCAAATAATTGTTAGAGCCCAAGTACCTTGTAGCATTTGTGTTGCTCTCAATATAGCAGCATTAATCGTCATAGTTGTATAATAATATCCAATTAACGAACTAATAATTTCGGTATCTGTTTGAGATACAAATGTTACATCATTATCCATTAACATTTGTTTAATTTCTAAATAATTCTCAATAATTCCATTATGAGCTATAGCAATTTTACCATTATAATCTATATGGGGATGAGCATTAATATCCGTTTTATTTCCATGAGTTGCCCATCGTGTGTGACCAATGGCTGTACCAGATCGTATCGTTAAACCATTAATATGATCAGTTACAACCTGTAATGAATCATTATTATCTAGGGATGCCCTCTTATAACATTTCATTAAATCGTCTTCAATATACGCAATACCTACCGAATCATAACCTCTATTTTGAATCAATTTTAAGCCCTGTAAAACATATTCTGTAAAATTGTCTTCTCCTAAAAATCCAATAATCCCACACATTTATAATAACATAGAATATTATTTTAAATTATTAAACTTATACTTGTGCCAATAGTGCATCATCACAATTATAAGCAATACCATCGGCCACACTTGCAGCTTCATTTTTATCCATTATGTCACCACCATCAAACAACATGACTTCGGTATCTACAGATTCACCAATAGCATTTAATACTGCAGCTCTCTCCTCCTCTCCCAAATTAGCACACCAATTTGTTTTCTCATCTCCTAAAACGATATCTCTACTCTGCATATCGTGATAGTTAATACCGTTATTGATGTTATCGCGAGTATTGGTACCGGGTCCTGGAATAGCATCCATAGTGTTTACCACAATCTTGTGAGTCTTGTTTAAGATTTTACAAGAGTCTTTATTATTAGGTGTTTCCCAATTTTGAAACTTTTCAGTAGCTCTCCACAGTGCCCATCCCATGAAAATTAAAAAACATATGACTAACATTCCAATCACACTCTTTTCGACGATGGTTAGAGCTGGCGCGTGTTTTCTTAAATAATTTAACATTATACTAGAATGTGAAAAAAATTATTTATTATATATAAAATTAATTAATCCAATTTACAAATTATATATGAAATCTTCTTTTTTAAACGCTAACCAAAGTAAGTAAGGACCTAAAATTAACACAATTGGTAAAGGAATAAAAATGCCTTTGTAATACAATAAATGATAATATTTTGCTATAAATTGATTGATACTTAATAAAATTGACATTATGCTAGAATATGAAAAAATTATTTATTATACATAAAATTAATTAATCCAATTTAGTAAAATCAGTGGTAAATTAATTATTTCCGGATTTTCGACATGAATTGTTGATAATTGATTTTTATATTTTGGCAATAAAGTTAACATATTTTTCACTGAATTAATATGATCTAGACCATCATCCACAAATATTTGTTTTTTATATGATGCTGTATGTAAATATTTGATAGTCCATGCTTTAGAACCATATGAAACGAATATATTTTTTTCTTTATCACGTCCTCTCTTATATACCATTATAGCAACATCAATTTGACCATTATTTATTCTATCAATTAATTCTTTCCTAGCATCATCGCATTTTGACTTACCAACATATGATAAAGCACATATTTTATAATCATTTCTTATATCGTCACTTAATAATTTATGTTTTACATCGTACATATCAATAACATTATGTAAATCTAATATTATGTCAATATCGTGACCCAAAGACAATAATATTTTTCTAATATCATCTTTATTAGATTGAGTTCCTATTATTATTTCTTTATCTTTTTGTATTATTTCAATATATTGTTTGTTCATTATAGATACAATACATAAAAATTGATTTATAAACCATTTATAAACTTATAGTTATAATTATCAATGAGTGTATTATTTCTTGCATCAATATCTGGCTTTTACACATACCATATTGCCAAACACATAAATAATATGGATGTTAGAGACGACGAAACTATTCCAGATGACGATTGCGAATCAATTGTTCGTATATTTCCTAATAAAGATGATCCACAAACCTATCGAATACAAACAATTACTAATAAAACTGTCAATAGTTTAACAAATTTATGGGAAAATAAAGATAAATATATTAATTGTGATTATTTTAATAATACAAAAGTATCACCAAGAGAAGAACAGACAATGTCACCAACATATGTGCCATTTATAGATGAAGTTCGTATTGAAGTAGGAAAAATATTAGATGAACTTCTTGAAGATGTTACTAGTGCTGATGATGTATCACAGGTCACTGAAACAACACATAATGATGATTATTTGAATCTTCCTCCACCGGCAAAAAAGAAGAAAACAGTTAAGAAGGAAAAAGATAAAAAATCATATTATAATCAAATAATGAGTTTTATTTATTAAAAAAAATTGAAAAAATAAATATAAGTATAATCCATTAGAAAAAGTTAGTATTATTGAGTTTAACAAACTTTTTACAAAATGTCTGACAAGAACGAACTTATCTTGGGGAATGCCACTCTGTTGGGCTTCCGAATCCTCATGAAATGGTGCGAATCCGAGAGTTTCGGAGGATGTGACATGGAAACATATGTATTGCTGTTTAAATCGGCTTATGATCGCTATGCTGTCACGTTTACGGGATCGTACCACGATTGCATGTCTGGTTGGACTAGTGCGACGAGTTACACCATGTCCAAACCACGTAAATTGGGTAAGTTTGAACATTTCGGTGCTCTACACTACGTCCCCAAAGCCGACATGTGCGGCAACCTCGGAAATGTGAAGGATAAATGGGATGAGAATACATGGACATACAATACTGATACAACCATCGTGTTCACTTGTTCGCCTTACGGCAGCGATTGCTATTATCCGAGTGGTAGCTTTGACATCGATTTGTCTCTTTTTAGAGCAACACGACGATG